CGCGCCTTCGCCGAATGGGCCGCGGAGGACAACCTCGCGCTCGCCCACCAGGGCATGCGCGAGGCCAGGGCGGGGCCGTTTCACCACCTCGACGTCAAGGCCATCGCCGAGGGGGCGGAATGTTTCAACACGATCAAGGAGTGGTTCGATGCTTGATAGCCAGTCAGCGGCATTTGCCGAGCGCGTCTGGGACGTTGCGTCCCAGCTTGGCAACAATGCCCCGAAAATCGCCGATGACATTATGGAGGCTGCTTTCCCGCTGACCTGTTCGCAGGCCCGCGCGGAAGGGGCGACGCGGATGCTGCGCACCGGGATCATTTCCGAGGTGAAGCGGATCCTGCGCAACCGCCGGGACCTCGAGCACCAGACGGATTTTGCCGACCGGTGCGACGCCTTTGCGCCCCTCGTCAGCGATCTGCGGTCGAAGTCGTATTTCGTCGAAAGTGCCGAGGAATATGTCGCGGTCCCGGATCTCATCGCGGAGCCCGACCTTCTCGATGACGCGCGCCGTTTCATGCGGCGCAAGGGACTGGAATGCCTTGCTGAGGCCAATCGCCTGGATGCGCTCTACACGGCCGTGACCGGCAACCGGGCCGATGGCGAGCTGACCGGTGAGGTGCTGGCATGACCCGCACTCTCCCCATCATCTCCGCCGATCAGCGTCTCGCAGAGCGCCGGGACATCGTTGTCCGCATCTTTGGAAAGAAGGGCGCAGGCAAGACCTCCCGGATCGCGGACCTTACCAATGCGCTGCCGCCCATCGTGTTTCTGCCGCTCGACTCCGGTGATGAGTCATCTGAGCCGGAGGTGCGCTCATGATGCGGGGCCTTCCCATCATCTCCGCCGAGCAGCGCCTCGCCGAGCATCGCGGCGTCAAGGCCGCCATCTTCGGCAAGCCGGGCTCGGGCAAGACCTGGCTGCTCAGGACCCTGATGAGCAGCACCACGCTGTTCTTCGACCTCGAGGCGGGCGACCTTGCGATCGGCGACCTTGCCGTCGACACCATCCGCCCGCGCACATGGCAGGAGTGCAGGGATTTCGCCGCCTTCATCGGCGGGCCGAACCCGGCGCTCCGTCCCGAGCAGCCCTACAGCCAGGCGCATTACGACGCGGTCTGCCAGAAGTTCGGCGACCCCCGTGTGCTCGATCGCTACGAGACGGTGTTCATCGACTCCGTCACCGTCGCGGGCCGTCTCTGCTTCCAGTGGTGCGGCGGGCAGCCCGAGGCCGTCTCCGACAAGACCGGCAAGCCTGACTTGCGAGGCACTTACGGCCTCCATGGCCGCGAGATGATCGCCTGGCTCGTGCATCTCCAGCACACCCGCGCCAAGAACATCGTCTTCGTCGGTGTGCTCGACGAGAAGTTCGATGACTTCAACCGCAAGATCTACGTGCCCCAGATCGAAGGCACGAAGACCGGGCTCGAACTGCCAGGCATCGTCGATGAGGTCCTGACCCTCACCGAGATCAAGGACGAGGAAGGCAAGTCCTACCGCGCCTTCGTCTGCCACACGTTCAATCCCCATGGCTATCCCGCCAAGGACAGATCGGGACGCCTCGACATGATCGAGGAGCCCCATCTTGGCCGCCTGTTCGCAAAGATCGGCGGCCCCGCGAAACCGGCAACCGGGAGGATGGAGTTTGGCCGCCCCGCCTCTCCGGTCGCCGCTCCCCTCAACCATCAAGAGACGACAGAGGAGTAAGCCACCATGACCAATGCGTGGAACGATTTCAATGATGCCCGGCAGAATGCCAACTTGATCCCCAAGGGCACCATCGTGAAGGTGCGCCTGACCATTCGGCCCGGCGGCTTCAGCGACCCGACACAGGGCTGGACCGGCGGCTATGCCAAGCGCGGCAACACGGGCGCAGTCTATCTCGATGCCGAATACACGGTGCTCGAGGGCCAGTACGCGAAGCGCAAGATCTGGTCGATGATCGGGCTCTACAGCCCCAAGGGGCCGGACTGGGCCAACATGGGCCGCAGCTTCGTGCGCGGCATCCTGAACTCGGCGCGCGGGTTGTCCGACAAGGACAATTCCCCGCAGGCGCAGAACGCCCGGCGCATCTCCGGTCTCGCGGATCTCGATGGCATCGAGTTCGTGGCGCGCATTGATGTCGGCACCGACAGCAATGGCGAGGAGAAGAACGAGATCCGTCAGGCGGTCACGCGCGATCACAAGGAGTATGCGGCCGTGATGGGCGGCATGATGGTGCCTGTGGGCTATTCGCCTGCCCAGCCCGCCTACATGGCGCCGGAGCCCCAGCCTCAGGAAGGCTACGCCGCGCCCACGCAGCAGGGCTATGCGCCCGCCGCGCCGCAGGCTCCGCAGCCTGCCCACCACCAGCCCCAGCCTGCGCCGGCTCCGGTGCGGTCCGGCGCCGTGCGCCCCACCTGGGCGAAGTGAGGCCGTCATCATGATGCTTCGCCCCCGCCAGAAACTCTTCGTCGAGCGCAGCCTTGCTGCGCTCGGCACCCGCAACAATACGCTGGGCATCGCTCCAACCGCAGCCGGCAAGACCGTCATGCTGTCGGCGGTGGCCGGCGAGCTGCTGAAGAACCCGGACGCCAAGGCCTGCGTGCTCGCTCATCGCGACGAGTTGACCGAGCAGAACCGCGCCAAGTTCTCGCGCGTCAATCCCGGCATATCCACCTCGGTGGTCGACGCCAATGAGAAGTCGTGGGACGGCCGGGCGACCTTCGCCATGGTGCCGACGCTGTCCCGGGCCTCCAACCTCGACGGCATGCCGACTCTGGACCTCCTCATTATCGACGAGGCCCACCATGCGGTCGCCGTGACCTATCGCAGCATCATCGACCGTACGCTGCAGATGAATCCTTCGGCAAAGATCTTCGGCGTGACCGCGACGCCAAACCGCGGCGACAAGAAGGGCCTGCGCGATATCTTCGACAATGTCGCGGACCAGATCCGCATCGCCGAGCTCATCGCCTCCGGCCATCTGGTGAAGCCCCGCACTTTCGTGATCGATGTCGGCGTGCAGGAGGCGCTCCGCAAGGTGCGCCGGGTCGCCTCCGACTTTGACATGAATGCGGTCGCCGAAATCATGGACAAGTCGCCGGTGACGGATGCGGTCATCAGTCACTGGAAGGAGAAGGCCGCCGAGCGGCAGACCGTCGTGTTCTGCTCGACCGTTGAGCATGCGCAGAACGTGGCGGACGCTTTCGTTGCAGCCGGGGTCAAGGCCGCGCTGGTCCACGGCGAGATGAAAGACGCAGACCGCAGGGCGACTCTTGCCGCCTACAATCGCGGCGAGGTCCAGGTCATCACCAATGTCGCGGTGCTGACCGAGGGTTGGGATCACCCGCCCACCTCCTGCGTCGTGCTGCTCCGGCCCTCTTCCTACAAGTCCACCATGATCCAGATGGTGGGCCGGGGGCTGCGCACCGTGAATCCGGAAGAATACCCAGGGGTCGTCAAGACGGATTGCATCATTCTCGACTTCGGAACCTCCAGCCTCATCCACGGATCGCTCGAGCAGGATGTCGACCTCGATGGCCGCCTGGTGACGGGGGATGCTCCCACCAAGACCTGTCCGTCATGCGAAGCGGAGGTTCCAGCCGCCGTCATGGAATGCCCGCTGTGCGGTCATGTCTGGGAGAGCGGGCTCGGAGCCGGCGGACCCCAGCCGCTCGATCAGTTCGTGATGACGGAAATCGATCTGTTGGCGCGCTCCAGCTTCGAGTGGATCGACGTCAACGGTGATGGCTCCGCCATGATGGCCAGCGGCTTCACCGCTTGGGCCGGGGTCTTTAACGAGGACGGGCGCTTCTATGCCGTAGGCGGCGCGAAGAACAGGCCTGCAGTCCTGCTCGGTGTCGGCGAGAACATCGTGTGCCTCGCCGCGGCCGATGACTGGCTCAACAACAACGAGACGGACGAGTCGGCGCACAAGACCAAGTCCTGGCTCCGTCAGTCTCCGACCGAGCGGCAGTTCGCCTATCTGCCTCCGGCCTGCCGGATGGACTATAGCCTCACCCGCTACCAGGCCTCCGCCATGCTGAGTCTGAAGTTCAACCTCCATGCCATCCGCAGCCGCATCGCGGAAGCGAAGGGCGCCAGCCTCGCGGCGGCAGCGTGATGGAGAACCCTCATGTCACGCGCATTACCCGTCACCGCCCGCGAGCGCTTCGTGCGCTGGCAGCCGCGCTTCGAACTGTGTGCGGTGTGCAGGAACCCGACGCATGGCTTCGGCTGGCAGGAGCCGCAGCGCGTCAGAAATCCGCGCCCGTCCGCATGGTTCTGCTCCATGGCCTGCCAGTCCTTCTTCTGGGAACGCGCCCGGA